TCCAAGAAATATAAAATCGACTGGATTGAATAATAACCCCCACTCTCTATTTGCCGATAACATAAAGACAAATAATCTTATAAGAAAGGGCATTAATCCTATTAAGACAGTATATATAATCCATTTGGTTTTTCTCATGATATATTTTATAAGCTACTCGCTACAAAATTATCATTATTTTCTGATAATTTCGCCATATCTATTTCTTTTTTCTTCGATTTGCCAATTCTTTACCACTGATTCTATTCACCTTCTGACCACCATATACTGCGTGTAATTTATCCCGTTGCATCATCAGCAGATTCCGATAAGGGATAATCTCAAACACTTCTGTATAACTCAGATGAAGCGTGTCAATCAAATGGGCTATCTGCCCGAAGAACGTTGTGTTTCCTACTGTTTCGGTCTTGCTGCCAGCATCGACACGTTCCTCATCGAGCTGACACACTGAAAAGCCGAAATATCCATCATGGAAAAACACAGTTCCAAAGCATTCCTTACTTCTTCAAAAGTCCCGTTCTCCAAATTCTCAGCCAACTCCTCGCTACCACAGATGAAACAAGAAATGCCTTTCAGCATATCTTCAGTAGCTTCAGGAAGCTCTTTAATAGCTTCCATGACATTATCTCCAGTCATGCCGATATTGGAAAAATGATGAATGGCACGACAGATAACTTTAATTGTAGGCGGTTTGATGGTATAAACGATTCCACCTATCTCTACATTTTTAAAATCCAGCCCTAACAAAGCATCAGAAACCGTTTTTGCTGCTTGATTCATATTCTTAAACTAAAAGGGGGAATGGTATATATCCATCCCCCGGTTATCACTCTTGTACTTTTACCAATGTTATCTCTTTTTTAAGAGTGGTATCAACTTCAGAAGGAGTGGTTTTAATATCTCCTGACTGAGTGACGTACCCCACTTTCGACACTTCATAGTGAACGGTAGCCCCAGCATTCACCTGCTTTGACTTGACCGTTACACCGTCCAGCTTTACGGTCGCATCGGAAGGAGTAGGTACAATGGTTACTGTAGTTCATGCCTGCAAAGCTTTAATCTGCCCCTCTTCGTAGTTATACTCAGAAGAAACACCTTCAATTCCCGATTCCTGCACCAAGCCTTTTACAGCGATTGCAATTGCCTTATCCGTATTGGCTTCACGGGAAACAATACGGCATTTTGGGAAGATGAACCAGACATCATCATCGGTCAGACAGAACAATGTTTTGTTGATAATAACTTTATCCAAAGCACGCTTCCAACCCACATCTTTAGATGTTGCCTGAATAACATCGCCCCCCATGAACGCTTTCTTTGTCTTCCAGTCATACTGTCCGATAGAGAAAGTTGGTGATACTTCTCCCGGCACATCATCGTAACGGTAATTCTTTCCCGTTAATTGGTTCTTGTACCCAGTGACGGAGGCTTCCGTTTCCTCAATCTGCCACGTTTCCCCGTGTACATTCAAAACCTCATCTTTCGCTTTGATAGCGGCTTGAATCAAAGTCTTTGCGATTTCGGGGGTAATGTCTGCCGTTACCTTATCAATATCGGCAAACAAGATTCTTTTAATTCCTACTGCTGAAATCATAATCTTATAGTTTTACATTTAATACTTCAAATAAAATTCTTACATTCACATAATGACATTTCAAAGCTGTATCCGCTTCCGTGCCAATTGATTCGATAGAATAACGATAGGTTGTACCGTCATAGGTGCTTACTACATCATCAAGCAGCTTGTTGGCTTGTCTTTCGAGTTCTGCCAATCTTATACGGTTAGAATAACCCTGAATGCGCGGTACGAATATATTCACCTCATTAAAGCTATTCTTCCAGTATTTACTTGGTATTTGCTTTTTCACGTGGATGATTATCATTTCTCTTTCCAATCCCTTTTCAGGGTCTATATGTGGAAAATCTTCACTTTTGCCGTCATCACCTTCAAAGACAACGTATATCTCGTTTATACCAAGAGCTTTGCAATCCTGATGGAGTATATTCCCTATGGTTTGCGGTGTTATCATTATTCAAATTCCTCCTTTAATCGTTTATAAGCAAATAAAGCACCTCCACTCCTGACCATAAATCCATGACCTTCAACCTTAGATGCGTACTGATAACCATTAGGAGCGGTAGCATCATTATAGAGCTCTAAGCCTTCTTTTGATGCAGTATGTTTATTCGATTTACGCAGAGTACCACTTCTATCGATATAGCTTCCATGTTTTTTATCGTATTCATCAGCTTCGTAACCAACTTTATCTACAACTTCAAGAAATTCGGTTTCACCTTCCTTCATGAATGGCTCGAAATCTGAAAAATCAAAATCAACTTTTACATCCATAATTCCGAGTAGTTAAAGTAGTTTGTACTCTTCACCGTATAAACCTCGCCTTGACCTCTTACGCCATCACCATCCATGCAACGTACTTCATCGCCTGCCTTAACAGTGATTCTCTTCTCGCACACCACATGATAATTCGGACGATACACAGAGCCGTTTTCTGACTTAAACTCTTTGGTCGTGTTATCATCACAACGGCACTTGCATACCTCCTGCCAGCTTTCACCACCAGTACCGGGAATAGGTCTACCAAACTCATCCTTGTCCATCGGGGTGATAACTTTTACCTGCAATATGTGTGGGGCGAATATCATAAGAAAGTCACTTTAGGCTTATCACTCAATTCGTCTTTCAAACCGTACCGCTTGCACAGCCATGAGTACAATTTCATTAAGCTATTAGCATAATCAGACCAAGACACAGAAAATCCGTTTTCGTTGACCGAAGATGGATTTTGTATCATCCACGGAATTTGCTTGGCACAAGCGACCTCTAATCTTGCCCTGTTTTCCTCGTCAAAAGGTTCCTCACCATCCAAGCCCGTTCTTGAAAGTATATTTTCAATCGCAAGGTTGGATGGGGTATTTTTATCGAATACGCTTAATACAAACTCCTTGTTACTCATGGTTGCTATCATTTAATATGGTATAATCAGTTTACTATATGCGTAATTATAATGCGTACAATACTTCGATTTGTAGATATATCGAAACGGGCACTTAGGAACTGTGATTTGTTTTCCTTGCATTGCCGTAATAGTTGTTGGTTGCATTACTGAGCTATATGCTATCATAAAGATTGGTTGCGGAGCTGACAATACCAAGCAATCAATCGGAGTGGCTTCTAAGGCGAAACGCTGAATAGATGACAAACCGACATCAACCGATGGGGCTACGTATTCACACTTGAAAGATTCGATACTTGATGCCTGTACGCTCAAGGAGACCAAAGACATCATTAAAAAGCCACATATGGCAAAAATAAAATTCTTCATTTCTTTATTGAATTATAAGTTACATTATGGAAGGGTAGGAGTACTACCCTTTTTATTTAATATCTAACACTTCTTTCAATTTGGAGGTCGTTTCTTCATCCAACTCTGCAACCTTACCTAAAAGAGTCTCTTCTTTCATGTTTCCGGCTGCTTGAACACCGATAGATTTCAGAGCATCAACCAAAATCTTTTTCTCAAATTCCTTTTCAAAAAGGGATATTTTGATCTCCTTCTTTTCTTCAGAAACTTTCACTTCAACCCGTTCGCCAAGTTTACGGTTTTCTATATCCAATACACGGGATTCTTCGGAAATTTCAATCACCTCTCCGGGATTGTAATACTTACCAGTAAACTTATCACGGAAAACAGATATAACCTTTACTTTCATATCCTCCTCCTTATGCTGATTGGATTGATGCAATTTCGCTCAAATCGAAATTGGTGATCAAATCCGGATTGGTAATTTGTGGAATCCATTCTGCCGTATATTCCATATAACGACCGTTTTTGTCACGGTAGTTGGATATAAGCATCTGCCCCTCTGATGGAACATAAGTACGCCCTGATACTGGATCTGTCGCTTCATACGGGGTATGATGGCGCATATAACCTACTTCATCACCGTTAAGCAGGGTGATGCGGTTGTCTGCATAAATCTGCACGTTCTTTCCTGTCTGGTCTTTCACGTAATCCTCTTTAATTTCAATACGTGGCAGACCGATACCGGTGAATACCTCAGAAGCCAACGAAGAAGAAATCAAGCCAGTACTCAATTTCATTTCATTAGTGCCGAGAATCATCTTGTACTGTTCGCCAAATTCAGAAGAGCCAAGTACATTCTTGTTGAAGGTTGTACGTGTCATAATCATCTTGGCATAAGCACCAAAGTCTGGAGCTAGGGAATGTAGTTTCTTTCTCAAATAAGAGATGAACATATTCTTGCCATCAACAATTATATCTCCGGATGTAGGCTTAACGAAATTGAACGGAAGAGTGATTTCCAGCAGCTTGTTGTTGGTCTGCCCGGAAGTTATTGCAGCATCCTTGTTGTAAACGGTGGCTTCACCGGTCATCAGCAATGCACCGACAATAATATCCATACGCTTGTGGGCGGCAAGGGTAATCTGACGGTAGTCGTCTACCAGGAAGTTTACAATCTCTTCCATTGCAGCCTTTTGGTCGGCTGGCTTAGCTGCATTGAACTTGTCAATCAAATCCTGCAATTCAGAAAGGCGGTCTATAGACATCTGGTAGGCATCACCCAAATAGGCAATTTCGCCATATCCGGAACCTATATTCCTGCGTTCACGAATGGGCTTCTCTCCAAAACGTGAATTGATAGAACCGGCCATAACTCCGGTTACAGAACCTATATAATCCTTGAACAAACGAGTAGTCACTCTGCGGAAAGTAAGATACTGCTGCCAATAGATTGTGTCCTTGCGTGTCTGGTTCACACGTCTGATGATAGCAGAAACAATGTTCGCATCATCGAATAATGTTTGAATCGTTAAAAACATGTCCTACCTCCTTACTCGTTAAATTCAAACCATCCCTTCATGTTGGCTTTATCGTTCTCGGAGAACGGCATAACCAATTTTGAAGGTTCAATTTCTGCGGCTGTACGAAGCAATGAAACCAATGTGATTCCGTCCTCAATCTTTGTACGGTTAAACAGAGCCGAATTAGCTACATGCTTTTGTTTTAAACCATCAACTGCAACCGCATTGAATAATACGGTATCTTTGGCGATATTCTCACCAAAAGCCGCCTTAATAGTCAAGACGTCATAATCTTTGTTAGTCTTATCGATGGCTGTCACTTCCGCACCTTTAGTGCCATTGCCAATGAACATCCCCACATAAGCTAAAGAGTTCTTGGCAATTTTGATACTTGTACCAGAAGTGTATGCTTCGATAACTCTTACATTGATAACCGCATAAGCAAACTTGTTTTTCAAGTCTGCATAAATCGGTGTAAATCCGGGAAGAAAACTTCCCACTACAAGGTTCTGCGTGTCGAGCTTGAACGGGCCACGTCTACGAATACCGGTCTGGACATCGTAGCGTTCCTCTTGCTCAACGGGCGGAACCAAGTCATACTTAAATCCTGCTGACATAATTAATTTTTGTTTTGTTCAACAATAGTTTTCGTTCCCTCATCAATCATCTTAGCGATAGATTCAGATTCTTTTTCAATCTTCTCTTCTGCTGATTCGGGAGGGGTTACGCCTTTGAAACCGTCATTTGCGAACTCCTGCTTCAAGTCCTTGAAGTATGCGTCCAAGTCCTCATCGTCCTTGATGGCGCATCGTTTGGCGTAGTTTTCGGGAATACCATACTCCTTTGCCTTTGCCAAAATCTGCTGGCTACGTGTTGCTTGAGCCTTCTCCGTTTCAAACTGTGTTAGCTTGTCAGAAAGGCTCTTGTTGGAATCAATTAAGGCTTGCGCCCATGCAGGCACATCGTCTTTCTTTTCTTCCGGCTTCGGATTGGGATTCTCGACCGGCTTACCGTCTTTAAGGTTATGCTTCTTCTCGTAGTTGGTCACTGCTGTTTTTGAAGCATCCCCGGCACGGAAATCACCATAGGAATTTAATACGTCCGAAAAACTGATACCCTCAACGATAGAGTTTACCTTTGTTTCGTCCGTTATACCCTCTGCCTTCTTGATGGCGATTCGGGTAAGGATAGCAGTGTCTACCCCAGTAAATTTCTGTTGCAGTCCTGCCAGGATAAGTTCTTGAATATTCATACTGTATGAATTAAATTGTTGTTTGAAATTTGTGGTATAAAAGTAAGAAGTAAGGAAGAGGAGAGGAAATAATTGAATGGGTGAAAAACAACAATTGGGGTATTGTTGGAAAATGGTATAAAAAAGGCGTGATAACAGTCACGCCATAACGAAATAAACACTAAACAAGTACTATAAAAACCTTAAATTTGAAAAGTAACAGTCTTGGAACTGAAAGAACTCGCCAAACAATCTCACGTTATCACCTTGCATGAAAGCGAACTTAGAATGAAAGCCCCTCACTTGGTTTGCCGTTTTAAGAAGTTCTACTGAATCCAAGCCATACCTTTTGATATAGGGTTGTAAAATCCGCCTAAAGGCACACTCTGAATCCGTCTTATCTTTTGGTGGATTGATACCGCCAATAATACCATTGTGCATGAAATACGTTTCAGTTTCTTGGTCATAGAACGGATGGCAATTCGACTTTTTCACGCTACCATGTGTGGCGTATCTGAAATGAATCAATAGAGGTTCTTCTTTGTTGCATCTTTTTAAGTTCTTCTTGAATGAAGTATAAGACAGACCTTTGTATAACACGTTTGGCGATACGATACCACACCCATGAGGGTTTCTTCTATACGCCTTATCCAATATATCTAAACTTGGTAATTCTTTGCCTGCTGGCTTGTAAATGATAACACACATAGTCTTTACTTTTTAGAGAAAAGGCTCAATTAAGAGCCTCTCTGCGGTTGATAAAATATTGTTTCTCTGTATTTGTCAAGAATGGTATTTCTTCAATTGAACTGCATTCTGAAATTTCATTTTCAAATGAATATTGAATCAGCTTTCTAAGAAAATTAATCCAATTAGTTATCTTATCGTATTCGGTCGTGCCCGAATGTTGACGAAATTCAACTGTTTTGTGAGAAAGATAGCTTTCTGCATTAATTTTGCGATAACGAGTACCGTTTACTCTTATAACGTCTGATTTAGTTGTACATGTATCATAGTTCAAACTTTGAACCGACTTGCAATAACCATTGTTGTTTGCTCTGCGTGATTGTGGCATAAAAGAATCAATTACACTTTCTAACTTTTGATAGTTCTTGAAGATCTGAACAAAGTGAGAATCGCTGATTTTAGAAGCATCAAAATGAACATGAAGACCAGTTGATTTATTGACTTTTGCACCGATGGCATTCAAAGAATCACAAACCATTTTAAGGCTGTCTAAACCTTTTTTACCTTTTAAGATAGGGCTTACTATTTCTTGACCGTTTGCGCCTTGAATAGAGGCATCAGAAACTATTTTATAATAATGATTATTGTCTCTATGATTGTAACCCTCTGACTGAATAGATATGTTTCTTTGTTCTACTTCTCTGATAAGAGCATCACGAATCACATTG